TATGTAGATATAGAGATAAGTAAATATAGGAATAAAGAAAAATTAGAATATGATGAAAATATAAATAGTTATGAATTTATAAGTAAGAATGATTTAATATTAGAGAATTATATATATGACAAAGTGGTGAATATAATACCGAATAGTAATATGACATTTAATGCGATAAATGCATTATATGAAGTAGGATATAAGATAATGCCATCAATAAATATAACATATATAAATTTTGACAATAAAAAAATAATAAAAGAAGATAAAAGGGAATATGATATTGGATTTATATCATATGATTGGAAGAGGAAGGTAAAAAATTATAATTTTATAAAAAAATTGGTTTTAAGTAGTAAGTTAAATAAATATAAAATAATAATAATAGGATATAATCAGCAAAAATACAATAAAAATAATATAACAAGTGTTAATCATGTAGATAGTGAAAAAATGGATGATTATTTAAGAAAAATTAAATTAATATGTATAAATTCATTATATGATTCATCACCAAATGTAGTAAAAGAGGCAATACAAAATGGATGTAAGATATTAATAACAAAAAATATAGGAGATAATGAAGTATATGATGATAATAATATAGTAATAAAACATAATGATATAGAAGAATGGGAAAACAAGATAATAAATATATTAGAGAATAAAAATAATAAAATATTTAAAAATGAGTATAAATACACAAATGTTGATAAATATTTAGAAAATATGATATTATCAGTAATTTATAATAATAATAATAATAGTAATAAGATTAATAAAGAAGATTGTATAGGATTTTATAGAGTGAATTCTATTTGGGATAATATAAATATTGATTTTGAAGATAAAAATAAAAATATAAAAATAAGTAAAATAGATGAAAATATATATATAAATAGGATAGTGAATATATATAATTATGATTTATTTTTTAGTTATTTTGCAAATAAATTTATGGGAGGGAATATAAATAATAATAATAATTATCATTATATAACATTAGATAATAATATAGAACAAGTAAGTTATATAAATTTATATAATATATATCCATATGTAAAAGATAATATATATATATGGTTAATAAAGGATATAGATGATTTAAGATTATTTTATAATAAGAAATATTATTATTTGCGAGGAAATTATTATAATATATATGGAAAGTTATGTAATAATAATTACAGTGAATTATATACGGCAACGAGTTTAACATATGACAATAAATTCAATTTAGTTACTGGAAAGATAATAGAATATAAATTTGATAAAATATTAGTAGAGGAAGATAATTATGAAATAATAAAACTAAAATTTTACAATTCAAATATAAAGAAATATTTGAAGGAAATAAATATAAATTATCAATATAATAATAAAGAAAGGAAATATGATTTTATATTTGTAGCAACAGAGAAACAACCAACAAAAAACAGAAAATTATTTGTAGATTTAGTGATGTATTGTGAAAAAAATAAAATAAAAAGTTCATTTATAAATGTAGGAAAACACGATAGTTATTTTGATAAACTAAATAATTTATCAAATGTTGAATATATAAATATTGAATATACAGATCCAAATAATTTAATAAAGTTATATAATAATGCTAAAATAAATTTATTATTTTCTGGAAGAGATGCACTTCCACGAGTTTTATTAGAATCATTACAATGTGGATGTTTTAATATAGGATTAGATACAATGACAGATGGTAAATTTTTATATAATAATAATTTTGGTGTTTTATTAACATTTAAGAATATTAAAAAAATATATCATAAGGATACAAAATCAATAAGTTATGAGAGTGATGATAATATATTTAATGAAATAATTAAATATAAAGATAGAAATTATGATCATAAAAAAATATCATTAGAATTTATAAAATATACAGAAAAATATAATAATTAAAAATTATCCAAACATATTTTCTTTATCATAATAAACATATAAACATTTATCTTCGGACATATTTTCTTCATAAATATAACTCATAATAGTAGATGGATTTGGAATACACATTTTATTTTTATTATCACGATAATATAAATAAATGGCTTCTTTATTTTGAATATCTTGTATAGATTCTGATTTCATTCTACTTCTGATAACATATATAAATTGTGAAAAAGTTAAATCTCTAGGAACAAGAAATTTTTTTTTATCAAGAGGTTTCATAGTAGAATTAAGACCTGGAAGACAAATAATTGGAATTCTATTAGGATTTCTTGCTAATATTCCTTTAATACTTTTATCCATTATAATAATATTATTATATAATATTATTTATTTCACTTTTAATAAAAATTCTTGCTCATTTAATTCTTCCTTCTTATTATATTTATCATTAAATATAACTTCTAAAATTTCATCTATTTTATTATATTCTTTATTTAATTTTAACATTTCACCCGTTCTTATATTCATTAAATAAAATTCTTTATTTCCATATTGATCATTCATATTACTTTTTCGCCACATCCACTCATATATTATTATCTGTAATTTATGATCTATACTTAAATTATCTACGCATTTAAATTCATATATATTTTCTTTATCCATTGCATCTATTCTACCACCGATTTCTATATTTCCGAATGTTTTATGATTATAACTAAATATATTATTATGATTATTATTATTACTATTATTATTAGTAATAGTAATTTCAAATTTAAGATTTTTATTAGATATTAAATCCATATTTTTATGACATTTTTCTATCATTTCTTCTGTTAACCAATTATAACTTTTAATTTGAGCTATTTTAGCGTGTAATTTATTATGTAATGCTATATATAAATTCCCTGCTTTCAAATATTCACTTATCTTTTTACACGGTATATTTATCTTTCCAATATATTTCTTTATATTTTCATCCATATCTTCATAATTTTCTAATATATACTCTTCTATCGTAGAATTCCTATTTAATATCTGTTTCTCATACATTGCCGGTATCACTAATCCATTCAAATCACTCACATCCTCATATATCTCTTTATTTTCTTTATTCTCTTTATTCTCTTTATTCTCTTTATTCTCTTTATTCTCTTTATTTTCTATTTTTATTTTACTAGGGATATTAATTAGAACATTACTTTTTTTTATAATTTTAAATAAATCTTTAGTTAATAATATAATATTATCTAAACTTTCGGAAGATAAAAATTTAATTAAATCTGTGACAGTAGTTCTTTTTTTATCTTCTTTAATATTTTCTTTTTCTTCTTTAATTTTATTTTCTTTTGATAATTTTATTATATTTACATATTTATCTAATCTCTTATGATTCATATTTAAAAAACTTAATGGATTTGCTTTTGCATCTTGAATTAATATTAATTTATGACTTGCTCTAGTAGTAGCAACATATAAAATATTAGGACATTCATCTTTATTAACATTTCTTAAATAATATTTAAAATAATTATCATCAAAACTATATAATATTACAACCTTTCTTTCTCTTCCCTTACTTTGATGAAATGTAGTAAAAACTACTTTATTATTAATAACTTTATCATCTAATTTAGCATCATCACTAATCGGAGTCATACATTTAATATTATTTTTAACAAGATAATTTTCTAATTTTTTGTAAGGTTGTTCATTATTTTTGATAGATGGGGATAAAATAAAAATATCATTTTCTTTAATATTTTGTGTTTCATCTTTAATTATATTTTTAATATATTTACCAATAACTTCGGCAATATCAAAAGGATTACAAATATAATAATCTATTTTTGGTCCATCTCTTACAGTATTTATTCTATTTTTATTTAACATTATATTATTAACAAACCAAGACATTTGATTTGTTAATCTATAACTTGTACTTAATGTTAATCTCACAAAATCAAAATTCCATATTTTATCTGCTAATGTCAAAAATTTACTACTAGCACCTTTAAATTCATATATTCCTTGATATCTATCTCCAAATACATATATTATAGGATTATTATCTGTATCTGATAAGAATTTTCTTACCAATCTATAATAATCTAAACTCATATCTTGAGTTTCATCTATTAATAATATATCTATTTTTGGTGTTTCTAATACTGATTTTTTTAATAATATTATTTTTTTTATTTCCTCATCAGTGTGTGCATTATCATTATAATATTTTACTGCTAAACTATGATATGTATGAACTTCCATATTAGAAATAAATAATCTTCTTACTTTTTTTCTTACTTCTGTTTTTAACATATTATTATAAGTAATTTGAATAATGTTTTTATCTGGATATTTTTTAGCAAGATGTAATATTGTGGTAGTTTTACCAGAACCAGCTACAGCGTCTATTAAAGCGTGAGAATTATTATTAATAATATTTAATTGTTCATCAGATAATATAATATTAAAATTATTATTAGATTCTTCAAAAATATTAATTTTAGATTTTTTATTTGGTATCATTAATTATAAATTTAAATATAGAATTATTTTTAATTTTATATTTTTATCTATTATTTATTATATATTATAATATGGCAGACAGTACTACCTCGACAATACCAACCGAAATGGTTCAATCATCACCCACATCAAGTGATATGTTATCAAGTCTTAAATCTTCTGAAGTTGTTTTTTCTAAAGATGTTGACTTTGTTTTATTTGTTGTTTCTTGTTTATTATCTTTAGCCGCTTTATGGATGATTGTAAGAAGTGTTTTATTATCAGGACAACCTCTTTTAGCTACTCATAATTTATGGAATGTTGTATATGTTGTTGTTTTTGCGTTATTAGCAGTTAAATTTAATCATTAAATTAAAATTTTAATTATATAATTATTATATGTATATAATAATTAATAGCATTTTATATATTTTAACTAATACTTTTAGTGTATTAGGTATAAAATTAAATAATCATTTGTATAATTATAATAATTTTTTTATTTCTTCCTTTTATCTAAATATCTTTTATCCTATAATTTTTATTTTATATTTATCTTATTACAAAAATTTTAATAATATCTCATTTACATTATTTAAAATTTCATTATTATGTTCTTTTTTATTTTTGTTAGAAAATATTCTTATTTATTATTCCATCAATAATACTCTTTTAAGTATTTATGTTATCGCTAGAACCAGTATTTCCATTTTTAATTTATTCTTCAAAAAATATTATCATAAAAATCAAATCTCTATTTATAATTATATCGCCATTATTTCTTTATTATTCTCATATCTATTTTTATTAATAGATACTTTTAATGAATTAAATATTAATATAATTATTCCCTTCTTTTTATTACTTTTATCTGGATTTATTACCTCTCTTTATAGCAATATTTATGAAAAAAAATTTAAAGAACTTCATAATCAAGAAATTTTAGGTTCTAAATTATTTATTAAATTTAAAATTACCTCTTTCCTCATATTTAATTCTTTGAGTTTTTTAACTCTCATCCCTATCAGTCTATTCCATATTAATAATATTAGCCAAAATTATAATATTAATATTATTTTTTTTATTACTGGCTTTTGTTCCCAAATTTTTAGTATTATTAGAATTTTTTTATTAACAGTAAATAATATTGATGGTAATAAATTAGTAGCTGGATTAGATCTATTTAGAAGAATTATTATGAATCTTTTATCTTATTTATATTTTAATGATAAATTTAATAATTTAATTCTAATATCAAATTTATTAATGTTTTTAGGTTCAGTTATTTTATTATTCAAAAAATAAAAATAAAATAATAATATATAATGACTAACAAAATAATTTTTGTTATTCGCCACGGTCCAACCGATGAAGATGAAAATATAAAAATAAATAAATTTATAGATTATGCACCTAAAATTGCGTCTTATATTAAAAAATATTTAGATGATTTAAAAATTAATTTTAAAAATGCAAATATTTTAATAAGTTCATCACCAATTGATAGAGCTTTTAATACTGGTAAAATAATATTGTCATATTTGAATATACTTTTTAAATCTAATTTAGAATTACAAGAAAATAAAAATTTATTAAGATGGGATAGTAAAAATGAGACAAGAGATGAGATGAAATTAAGAGCTTTTGAATATGGAAAAAGAGTAAATAAAAAAATAAATAAAATAGATAAAGATTTAGTATATATATTTTTTACACATTCAAGTATATTAAATTCATTTATAAATGGGATATTAAGTGATAAAGAAAAAGAGGTAAAAATAGGTCATTTAGTAAATACGTCTGTTAATGTAATATATAATGGAAAATTAGAGGTAGAAAATAAAAAAATAAGATAATTTTTAATTATTATAATTATTATTTATATTAAATAATAATATATGAGCAAATATATATTAATTTTATTATTATTAATATTATTAATTATAATTTTTATTAATAAAAAAATAATAAAAGAAAATTTTAATGTTAATAATTATATATTTACATATTGGGAAAATATAAAAACTAAAAATACACCTTCTCATATTAATTTATGTTTTAAAACTATGAAAAAACATTTTGCTAATTATAATTTTATTATTCTTGATAAAAATAATATTAACTTATATCTTCCTAATATCAGAACAGATTTAGATAAATTACACATAGCTCAAAAAGTTGATTATTATAGAATTAAATTATTAGAAAAATATGGTGGTATGTGGATTGATGCCGATACTATTGTTTTAAAATCTCCTACTGACATATTTAATAAACTTAATAATTATGATTTTATTGGTTTTGGTTGTACTGGTATGAAATGCACTAAATCAGGATATCCACATCCTTCAAATGGTATTATGG